GTCAAACCCAAAGCCGACGCAAAGTACACCCGCACCGTGGTGGAAAGCGCCGAAGCATGCGTAGCAAACGCATAAGACGTGGTAGAGGCCATTACGGCACTCATTACCACAACCCAAGACATGTGCCAGCTTGCACATGTGTATGTCCTTGCGATCCGGCCAACCCGAATTGCAAGCCATATGGTGGACCTCGGTATTACCCTGGGGTCACGGCGGCAGGAAATGATTATCCTGTTAAACGTTCCAATAAGGAAATCCGTCGTAGCATCCTTGCCGATTCAGTTGCATCTGGAAGATTGAATCGACATCAAGCTGATGCTATGCGGACGCAGTTGGAACAGCCGTCCAGTGAGTGGATGCCACGTGGGAAACACCCCAATGCACCACTCACAACCGAGCAAAAGCATGAACGGAAACAAACTGGCCGTCATGCAAAGCGCGTCCGACAATTCGGAGCTCGGAAATATGTTGCCGAAGAAAGGCAAAAAGAAAACGTAGATGAAATAGCCTACGTCAAATCGCCCTGGAATCAAGACAGACGGGCGAAAGGAATGAAAGGCTGCTATTGGCAGAAGAAAATGAACCAGGATTACACCTGGCAAGCCAAAGGAACGATGAAATCCGCCGATTCACGTTCCGCAGCACAAGAAGCGGATGAGGAAGCCTTCCACAAAGAATGTGAAGCTAGGCTCGCCGCTCTAAAGGGTGAACAACCTAAAAAGGTTGAAGAAGAGGTAAAACAACCTCCCCCTAGATACAGCCAGGACGTAATAAACGTCCCTTACGCCCTCACAAACGATGAACAAGTTTATTTTAAAAATATTTTTGGCAAAGCCAATTTTGGTGAGGAGTCACATGACCATGGTCTATGTGCGGCTGTTAGGTATCAGGCACAGAAAATGTGCGAGAAATATTTGTTGGATGATGGAAGACATAAGAAGATCTTCGATCTATGGGGTTCAGCTAGACTGCCTCAACCAAACAAACACTCTGTCATGCCGGTTGTGACCGGTCATGATAGCATAAGGAGACGTCCTGAAAACTCGTGTGATTGCAATCCTTCGAATTGCCATCACTTCGATGGACACGGGGCTCTCTTTATGTGCGACGTCCTCTATTACCTCAAACCTGAGGCGATCGCATCACTGTGTAGACGCTCCCATAGTCTAACAGTGAAAAGAGTGTACACCCTACACCACTCCTTCAACGGTGCTTTTAAAGTGGACATGGCCGGGACTTATTCCTGGTTTAATGATGGAGAAAAACTCTCCTGCATCGTTGGCCGCGGGGCTGCTAAACATACATACAATCATGATTGTATTGATTGGCTCCGTGAGAACAGGTGGGACGTTAATGGACAAACGCTCGAATACGAGCTCATTACAACGTTCGGCCCAATGGAGTTTGGATGTTTTATCCTGCGCACCGATAACAATTGGAGTGCCAGACCCAGCGTAGACAATCTGCGTGCTCGGGAGACATTATCGCAAGAACAAGCAGGTTGGTTCTTTGCCACCCCTGAAAAACAAGTCTTATTAGACCAGGGGTATTATTATATTGCGCGTTCCTTCATGCGAGGAAAAGAGAAGGACGCAAAAACCAAGCGTGAACTTGTTTCACGTTTGAAGAGAGCAGATTTATTGGACCCTTATGTCTCTGTGCAAAAGGTGTTCCCTGAATTATATTATGAGCACTGCTCTAATGTGATCGACGCGGTTTTCTGTGTACTTAACAAAGACATGGACCGCAGTAGTCGAATAAGACGTGCGGCTGGACGGATAGCCGACTACAACGCAGCCTTGGGCAATGAGTTTAAAATCCCGACCAGGAATTATTTCTGGTTTAAATGTGCTGTTGGCACCTTTGCCACCTTTATACTCTTGCGGTCTGCGCATGCCGGGATGAAACGTCTCATGACGAATTCCCCGATGAAATTTTTCGGAAATGTATTCCGACCTGATATTTGTCTCATAACGGACAAAGGAATACATCCAACCACAGACGTGCGTGACTGTGAAGTCGTGCGTCTTGGCACAAGCACCTATCTTAATCGAGTGCGTGCCAATTACACCAATATTGATGGTGTGGACTATTATAGAACCTCCAAAATAGTCTGCAACTTTAATGGTGATTGTGGTTGTAAAGACCCATCAGACAGACAACGTGGCGTGTTGGCTCTGTCGACCATTGCCGGTTATGAACCATTTTCTTTTAGTGGTTGCGATGGTAATATATGGTTCGCATTGCGTATGCGATTCATGAGAGAGCTACCCCTCATTGTCACTGAGGATTGGGAAATGCTCGATGGGCACCTTCATTGGGTATCACGACAATTTGCCGAAAGGAAAGTTGCCGTCACCCATAAAGGTTGGTACCATAAATGGGTTCAAGCTTTCCCGCAGTCAAAGCAGGATAAGATGAACAAGGCGCGAGACGACCCTGTTGCTGAATCCTCCCAAACGTTCGCTGCGACAGTATGTTGCAAATATGAAATTGGGATTGTCAAGGATGTTTTTAAACCACGGGCCTTTTTCCCGAAATCCCCTGACAATTTGGTACGAAATGGTCCTGCAATGAAATACATTAAAACACAGATCTGCAGGATCATGGATGGTGTTAAAACACCATTTATATTTGGACCCAGCAACAACTCATTCCAGCTGGGTCACAAATTTGAGAAAGCGATGAAGGCGAAAAACATCGACTTTCAGACGGCAGTTTCCATCGAACTCGACCTTTCGATGTGTGAAACTACTATGCGTGGTCCCTTCTTGGTTCTAGAAGGTGATATTTACCGCGCTTTGGGATTAAATGTTGATGACATACGCTTTGTGTTGTCACATAAGGAGAGTTACGGCAAATCCGTTAAACGTGGCCTCCAATTTAGAATGCCTTTCTGTCGAGAATCCGGAACTGCTAACACTACACCTGGTAATACTGTGGTATTTGCCAGTGTTTTGTGGGCTTCTTTGAATTATTTCGGCCTCACAGAATTAAGCTATGTATGCCTCATCGGTGGTGATGATGCGTGCATATACACCGCTTCAGCTAATTTACCAAAAGTTAAGCTGGCGGTTGAATTGATTGGAAGACTTGGACTCAAACCTGAGCCAGCTTACCATAGCAATATTTGGGCAGGTCGATTTTTCTCGGGCCGAATGTTGCAAGTGCGTCGCACATTTACAGATGAAAAGGTGTATGTGCATGTGCCCCTGATAGGACGTTGCATCGCGAAAAATCTCTGTTGTAAATACAGAGGCCAGAAAATTGAACCCTGGCTCCGCGATGTCACACAAGGACGTATTTATGAATGGGAGCATGTCCCAATGTTACGTCAGATTAACGTCGCTCTCCGAACACAATATGCTGGTGCAATCGGTGATTGTCGGATCGAGATGCCGTCCAGGGAAATCAACCCCAGTAAAATAAAATTGACCTATTGCGAGGAAACTTTTGAACAACTCGCTATGGTTTATGGCCTTGAGGTCGCTGACTTAGACGCACTTTGTGCTTACTTATCGCGACACTTCACTGGCAAATGGCTGGGTGTTGAAATGGAGCATGAGTTGCTCGAGGTACTTGCAGACATAGATCTCAAGTAAATGCCTCTTTGGGCGCGAACACTAGAAATAGATCGTTGACAACTCCGCGCACAGATGTGTCTCCTTCGGTTTTAAAAGTTTTTCAGAATAGAGTGATTTAGTTTGAAACCCTACAATGCAACTTAGTAATAATACGAGTTGTTTTATTAAAGCGGTAACCAATCCGATTTTAGCCGAAGAAGCCGCGCTTGTACCTGATCTAGAGAATGCTGATTCATTATGTCTTACAGACTATGTTGAGCTTTCTAGACCCGCTAATGCGTCCGTTGGTGCAGCGCGTGGAATCTTAGTATGGCTGCGTGTCCATGAATCTTATTTTTATACCAATTTGGTATCCGGTGTAGCTGGAACGAGTAATTATACTTACTCTCTTTGTTACGCCTGGACTGATGCCAATGGTGTGATGTTATTGAACAGTGCAACATCTTTGTTCACTGATGTTCAACCTGCCAACATCGTAACGATACAAGGCGGTCAACAAATTAACGTCAATGATTCATTAGTGACAGGTTTACGACTTTTTGCGATGGGTTTGCGTATTTTACCAACCGTCGAGTTCGTAACCGACACGACAGTCAATTATATGGTGAGAGTTATCGGAGGGCAAGTCAGCAATGATGAATTATATTCAAATTACACAAATGCTGGAAGTATTGAGACCTTGCTTAGGAACTCAACTTGTGCCGAAACTTTTGCCAACAATGAAGGTTGCTCTGTTCGTTATAATCCTTTTCAAAACGAACAACAACTAAGAGTGCAATCATTAGAAGATTGTTTAGATCCTGCTCAATCATTTGGATTTCACAAAATGCCCGCGATCTTTATACAATTTTCAAATAGTACCGCAATTGCTGCAACTGCTCCCATAATCATACATGCAAGATTTTGGCTTCATGGAATCCTTAAGAAACCATCGCCAATCTATGCACAACAGAGCAGAGCGGATATTAACTATCCTGCATTGCGCACGGTCTTATCGGGATGTCATCCATCATTACCATATGTTACTAAAGGACATTCCTTCCCTGCTTTAACATCAATAGCGGGGTTAGCACTAAAAATTTTGAACACAGCTGGGATGAATTATCTTGCCTCTCAAACTAGGACATCATATGTTCCAAATCGTGGACGACGTCCACAGAGAAGAAGGCAACCAGCTCGTGGCAAACGATTTCAACGCCCTGCCCGTAGAGGAAGGCGTAACGGAAACGGAGGAAGTCGTAACCCCTATATTTATCCAATTGGCACACGTAGACAACCGATGATGCCACCTAATCCTAGAAATGTAAGGGGAAATAGATAGACAACAAAACATAAATGCTTTAAGTGTGCAGCTATATGGTCTTGGTACTTGTAAACTTCTGACGAGGATACCCTCATTCAGTAAACCTTTAAGGTGAATACTGATCTGATAGAACTTTACATGTAATTGATAGATCTTGGCCCTAATCTTTTAGCCGTTCGTTGTTTATACTATCGCATTTGAAATGTATAAGGTGGAAGCTGGATGCGTCCTTGCGAAAAAGCCAATACATTCTTAATGCGCGTCACCGCATAAATTTATTTCAAATATTTGTTGCTCATGCATTTTTGCTGAGAATACAACAACAAAATAAAGCTTTGGATGCAAATTTCCATGTAAATTTTATTTGATTTAATTATGCTGGAAGAGTTTGGTGTAAACTAAAACACCACTATTACCACCAATAGAGAATGTTTAGTGTGAACATAAACACTTCGTTTAGTGTAAACGTAAACACTTTGTTTGGCGTTTTTCATAAAATCGCACTTTGTATGACCTACTTAAATGTAGGGGGTTATATAAAACATACATCGTAT